TTGCTGATTACAGAAGAGCTAGAGCTAAAAATGATGAAATAATAAATAAAAAAGGCGTTTCTGATGAAGCAAAAGCAGTAGCTATGCAATCTAATAAAGCAGCTGGTGCTGCTTTGATGCGTAGTTTGGGATGGGAATTTGGAGGTAATTATGGAACTCCTGCCCAGAATCTCTGGCAACAATCTAGTACAAGTAACCAATAAAAGTTAAAATAATGGCAGTAAAAGATATTAAACAAACAGGACCCAAAGCATTACAGGGGGTTAGAAATGCTGATATATATGGTAGTGGAGTTAAGAATAATCCTAATAGTATTAACACAACTGACCCCGACTTAATAGCAGCACAAAAATCTTTAGCTGAAACTGCAAGTGCAGATTATAGAGCTAGAACAGGTAATATTGGTTCTTTTATATGGAATGACCCTAATCATGATACTATAAGAAGAGCTGGGTCTAAATCTGAATTAAATACATTAGGAAATTCTGTATGGGATGACCCTGTTATGGTTAATGCTAACGCAGGACAAATACAGGATAATCGTGCTAATAGACAACCTTGGTATAGTAAATTAGTTAATGGCATAACTAAAGGTGTTATTTTAACTGGTACTACTTTCTTAGATAGTACTATAGGATTAGCTACTGGTATAGGAATGTCTATAGCTAAAAACGACTCTTCCCAATTATGGGATAACCCCATGAGTCGCGCACTAAATGATTTTAATAAATGGTCAGAAGAAGTATTACCCAACTATTATTCCCAAGCAGAACAGGAAGCTCCTTGGTATACTAATATATTTACAGCTAACTTTTTAGCAGATAAATTTATTAAGAACTGGGGTTTTACTATTGGTTCTCTTTTTGTAGGAGGTTGGATTGCTCAAGGTGTTAGAGGTATAGGCATGGCTGCTATGCGAGGTTTAGCTAATGCAGGTAGAACAGCTAAAGCAATAAGGGCAACTAAGATGGCTACTAAAATATCAGCAGGTATGTTAGGAGCAGGAGTATCAGCCTGGAATGAGGGCAGAATAGAAGGACTTAATGCTGCTAATGAAGCTACTGCTGATATGTACCGTAATTTAAATGCCCAAAAAGAAGAAGCCATAAAAAATTTAAAACTTAGGGGTATTAGAGAGTATACTCCTGAATGGAATCAAGCAATGCAACAAATTGATAATGCAGTTGCAGCAGGAGAACAGGAAATACAAAGAAGAAGGGCTGATGTAGGTAATCGTACAATGATTGAAAATATTCCGCTGTTAATGTTGGATAATATTTTACAATTTGGTAGGGTATTTACTAAAGGTTTTTCAGGGGCAGTAAAAGCCGATATGATGGATGCCAGACTTAGAGGGGGAGGGCTAACGCGAAATGCTGAGGGTAAATGGGTAGGCACAACTACTCATCCTAAGCTAAAAGTATTAGGTAAAACTTTACTTAGGGGGGCTTTAGAAGGACATGAAGAAATTGCACAGCAAGGTATTACAGATGCTAATAAATTATATAATTATTTGGTATCAGACAATTACTTTAAACAACAATTTGACCCCCAAGCTAAAAAAGAAACTTTTGATTATTGGGATACTGCAATGACTGCTATTAAGGGAACCCTACAAAGAGGAGATACTTGGGAACAGGGATTTATTGGCGGTATGACAGGTGTTTTGGGAGTACCAATGCGGCATACTGAAATTAAAGATAATCAAAAAGTCAATAAGTGGACAATGGAAGGGGGTTTCTTTGGGTCTAGGAGAGAGGTAAATGAAGCCCAAGCTGCAGAGGCTACTGCTGCAGAACAGTTAAATAATTTTGAAGCTAAATTTAAAAATGATAAAAATGCCACTGCCAGATTAAAGAGACTAATTGCCCATAATTATTATGAAAGACAAAAGCAGGATGCTTTATCTAAAAAAGATAAATTGGAATATAAGAACTCAGAGTATCAAGAGCTTTTAAATGCTATTATGCTATATGATTCTGTAGGTAAGATAAATGATTTTAAGGATATTATTGATGCAGCAGTTGGGGAAGAACTTAGTGATGAAGATTATCAAAGTGTTCTTGATAGCTTTACTGATAAAAAAACTGCTCAAGAATCTTTAAATAAATTACAGCAACAACAAGCAGAACAAGAAAAGACCCTTAATGATTTAAAAGCTGCTTTAGACCCTACTGAAGAACCTTCTGAAGAAGACAAACAAGCAATAGCAGATGCTACTACAGAGTTAGAAGCTACTCAAGAAAAAATAACAGATATACAAAACAAAATAGATAATAATATTGAAAAGAATCCTTTTGTAGATAATAGTGGTACTCCTATGAGTAAGGAAGAAATGCAGGAAAAACTACAACGTAGGAAGGAAGATTTTTTTGATACTATAAATGATTTTGTAAATGTTAAAGCACAAATAGAAACCTTTGCAGGAGAACGACTTAATGATGATCAGATAGGAGAATTAACTTGGCTCAAAATGAATCAAAGGGATTGGGCTAATAGATTTTATGAATTAGGTGATAAATTAAATCCTATATTAGATACTATTAGACAAAGCAAAGAAGACGCTAGAGATAATATAGCTAAGCAAGCAGATTCTTTAAAGGAAGATATTGCAAACTTAGAACAAAAAGAAAACTTAACTAAAGAAGAAAAACAAAATTTAACTGGCTTAAAAAATCAGTTAAAAATGCAGCAGGAAAATCTTGATAAATTAAATGAAGATATTGCAAATATTTCTGTTTGGCAAAAAGGTATTTCTTCTGAACAAAAAGAAAAAACAAAAGGAGTGCTCACTTCCTTAACAGGAGCAACTACATTAGCTTTATTATCAATGCAATCTAAAACAAATGAAGGCAAAGGTGTTTACCAACTAGCTAAAATTTTAGATGATAGTCTCTTATCTGACACCATTGATATAGATCAAATTCATGAAGCAGTAGATTATGCAAATGATATGTATAAATTAGCATTTTCTATTAATGATTTTGCCAATAAATATCGTCAATATGTTTTAGATCCAAATAAAATAATTAGTGAGCAAGAGAGAGCACAACAAGCAGCCAATCAACAACAAGCAGAAGTTCACAGAAATGAATTAGCAGACAAAATAAATTGGGCAGGAAGTCTTACTGATATTAATAATGCACTTAGTTCTGCTGATATGCAAAAGGCTATTGAAGATGCAGGTGGTTGGGATGCATTTGTCAGTTCATTAACAGAGGAACAGCAACAAAAAGTTAAGGATGCTCAGTCTCACCATAAAAGATTAACTGCTTTTTTAGATAGTATTGAGGATAGTAATTTATCAGATAATCAAAAACTATTTTTACGAGATTTGATAGATAGTTGGGGTGATTTATCTGTCCCCGAAATGACTGATAAACTTAAACAATTACGAGAGTCTGGGGAGTATGATAACATATATAATGCATGGTTGATAGACCAAAAAACTGATGAAGAAAGTATAGCAAGTGCAGATAGGGCTGATGAAGATGAAGCAAGTATAGATGAATTAATTAATGGGGAAGATGCAAAGTGGGAAGAGACACAAGAAGCGGCAGCAAATGCTGCAGAGGCTAGGGCAGAGGATGAGGAAAAGAATGGGGGAGTGGACAGTAAAACGGCTGAACGTTTAGATGCCTCTGAAGAAAATAGTACAGTACTTATTCCTGGTTCTTTAGTCGCTTCTAAAGATGAAGATAAAACAAAACCTTTCTATATAGTGACTTCCCTAGATCCTAAAACAGGAGAGTTAAATGCTGTACAAATAACATTTGATAAAAATGGTAATCAAAAAAATAAGGTTATAAAATCTACAATAGCAGAGTTTAATAAGCTTATTGATGAAGAGAAAGGTACGCATGCTTATTCTAATGAAGGGGCAGAAAAGAATTTAAAAGCAGCACTGGGTATAGCAAAAGAAAGTAGCAAAGAGAAGGGTGAAGAAAAGAAAGGAGAAGGGCAAAACACTGGTTCTTCTCCTGCTCCTACTGGAACACCTACTTCAGGAGAAGGCACAGGTACTGACTCTTCAAAAGGAGAGCAAGGAGCTTCTAGTACAGGTACATCACCTGCTGCTCCTGCCTCTAGTCCTTCTGAAGTGAAGGGAAAAAACAAAGCTGAGGATTCTCCAAGTGCTTCTAAAACAGACTCTTCTAAAGACCCTAATTATGGATTCAGGCCCTATTTAAGTGAACGCTTCTTTAGTGATACATCTCTTTCTTTAGCAGATGTTTATGCTGCAAATAAAGATTTGCTTCCTTCAGAAATACCAAAGGAGGAGCAGGATATTTATATTCAATATTTAAGAAGTGTAACAGCCTTACTTAAAAATAATAATTCATTTTATTATATACATAATAAATTAAAACCTAAAGATAGAATTGAAGTAAGGGCATTAACTCCTGTAGAGATAGGAGATGATTCTGTAGGTAGACATATTAGGGAATATACAAAGGGTAAGCCCCTATATGGTATTTTTACCGAGGAAGGGCAGTTGTTAGGTATATTACCTCATGAAAATGAGTATGAATATCATACTAAATACACAGATACAAATGGCAAAATAAAAACGTCTACTGAAACAATTGCTAATAAATTTAGTGCTCTAATAAAGACAATTCCTGAAAAAGGAAAGAAATCATTAGGGACAGTTAATAACTTATATGGGGGATCTCTACCTATAGCTAAAGTAGAAAGATCTTTATACGAAGCACTCACTGTTACAAATAAGGAAGATGAAAAATTGGACATTAAGTTAGCAGTTGTTCAAAAAGGAGGAAAATTAGTATTATCTGATCCATCAATTGATCCCCAATCTGTCTTAGTAAATTATAATAATATAACAGAGGGACAGGTATTTGTATTAGTACCTACTAATAAGGGTACTTATTTACCAGCTTTATGCTATTCTAAATCTATTCAAGAATTATGGAAGGAGCACCTTAAGGCTCCCCTAAGGGGACTCTTTGATGTACATGATCCTGTTTGGCAATTCTTAAATGCAGCTTTTCCACTCTCTGTTATTGATACTAATACAATTAATGCTACGGAAATACTCTTAAACATTAAAAAGACTGTTAATTTACCAGGCTTAGCAGTTAAGATAGGCACATGGAAAGGAAAGGAATTTACAGAAAAACCAATAACAGAAGGAGGTAAAGTATCTATTTCTTATTTAACTTCTAATGGTGATAGGACTTCAATCATTCTTTCTCCAAAACAGCATGAGAGACTCTATTTAAGATATGGATTTTCTAGAGAAGACCATGAGGCCTTTATAGAAAAAATATTAAAGGATTATCCTAATCTTACATTTAATGTAAACATTAACTACCTTAAGGACTCTTCATATAGAACACAGTTTTTAAGCCAAACCCTTATTAGTAATCTTGAAGCTACTACTAATCCTGAAACAGGTACAAAATCTTTTGAGGCAGTTAACGACTGGTTTACATTTATTCCAGACAATCTTTCTACCGATAGAAAAAGTGCTAAAGCTAAAGCAACACGTACTAATAAATTAGGAACAGATACTAAGGCAACTGCTAGAACTACTCCCTCTTCAAAATCTTCAACTTCCTCAACTAAAACCTCTCCATCAACGACTTCTTCTAGCAAATCTACTAGCTCTTCAAAGAAAGAAACAAAAAAAGAAGATCTTTCTCAAGGTAACTTACAGCAAACAGGAAAGGCAGAAGTTTTAGATTTAGGAGAGAAAACAGCCCCTTCTAGTCCTTCAACTTCTTCAACTTCTACATCACTAGAAGCATTGGCTGGATTCTCTTCTAGTCTTGCAGGTAATACTCCTCCTACAAGAACTACCCCAGCTCGTAGAAGACCAGGCACTATAAAAAAATTGGATTCTTCAAGAACAAATGAAACTACTATATTAGCTAAAAATGAAAAAGAGGCTATTAATAGAGTGAAAAAAATGTTCCCCCAATTAGAAGAAAGGGATGCTATTCAAATAGTACATTCTTTAAGTAATATATTGAATGGCAATGAAAATGCATCTAAAGTATATGGCATTTACAGTAAAGGATTAATTACTCTAGCTGAAAATACAGTTAAGGGTTCTGTTTATCATGAGGCCTTTCATTATGCAGTAGATTTATTATTTACTCCAGAAGAAAAAGAAACCTTCTTTAACGAGGCTGCTTTAAGATATGGAGTATCTAATAAATTAGAACTTGAAGAAAAGGCATCGGAAGAATTTCGAGAATTCATGAATGGGTTTACTGATACTTCATTAAAAGGAAAGGTATTAAGATTCTTTAGAAAATTAAAGTTTATGATTAAAAATCTTATAGGTAAAAACAATTATATGGATAACCTATTTTATAGTATGTATAATGGTCAATTTGCAGATAGGGCTGAAAATAATCTTACAGAAGAAAGCATTAAGCAGTATCAACAAGAACACTATGAATATGTATCTCAGAAATTAGCTTATGAAAATCTTAATTTGGGAGAAAGAGAGATGATAGATAAGCGATTCTCTAAAGAACAATATGAAGCTTTGCCTAATGAAGCAAAAGAGCATACTTTAATGTGTGCTATATAATTATATTTTAATAAGGCATAAAAAAACACGGTCTTTTCAGATCGTGTTTTTTTTATTTACTTAAAAGTATTTAATTATTATCATAATATTGAGCTGCTTTAGCAGGATCCATCATATTTTTAATATTTCTATAATATAAAGTAGCAGGGCTTTTAACAAGTGCTCTATAAGCAGAACTATGGCCTTTAAAGTCACCTGACTGTATTTCATCCATATAATTAGAAGGACCTAATAAAGTAGCTAGATTACCGATAGATTTTATTACGTTTGCATTAGCTACTGGAGAATTAATCATTGAGAGTCCCTCTGTGGGCATACCAAATGGTACCAATGCTCCTAGCTCTCTTACTTCCCTCCTTGACATATAATAAGCTAATGCTAATAAATAACCCTCTTTATTACGATTTCTCTTATTAGCTCCTTTAAGGAGTGCACCTAAAATAGATGCTACTACTCCCATACTTATCCATTGTGTTACTTCACAGATACATCTCCTGACATTAGCTTTCTGATCCTCAGTTAACTGTTGCCATTTATTTTTAGCAGTAAAGAACGATTCTCCATTTTTTACATCTTTAGCAATTTGCCATAAAAAAGAAGCCCCTGTTCTATAATATCCTTCTGCATAATCCCCCTTCATATAGTTATACCTTCTTCCTTGAAATCTATAAATAAGAGCAGTAGGAATCCAATCACGATATTGCATAATAAATTTACCCCAAATAGTACTTCTAGCAGCTATGCTAGCATCATTGTCATATATACCAAAAAGATGATCATTTACATAATTAATTTTATTAGTAGCATTAAGAATATCTTCTTTAGTTACCTCTTTACCGTTAATAGTTGTACCCTTTCTAATTTGTAATTTATTCCCATATTCAGGGTGAGCTGCATTAATAGGAACTATTTCAATATCATCCCATAAATTACTCTTTGTTCCATCCTTTCTTTTGGTTTCAATGTTCATTAATATTGCAATAGCAGATCTATTATAAAGCCAAAAGTCACCTGCTTCTTGACCTAAAAATTGTATAGAAGGACCTATAATTCTAGTAGGTATTGTCTTATTATTAAATCTAACACTTTTCTTTCTTTTATCGAAATCTTTTTTAACATTAAAGTATTCCATATAAAGAGCAAGTTTACTTTTTTGAGTCCTTTGTCCTATGTCTCCAAGATAAGACATTAAATTTTTAGTAAATTCAGAGTCAGCTTTAGCCAAATCTTTAGCACTAAAAAATTCATGTGCAACAGCCTCAATGTTTTGCATACTAACACCTGTCATAACATTAGCAGCATTAGCTAAGCCATTAAATCCTAATTGAACCATGCTACCTAATTTTAATAAAGTAGCTGCAATTTTATTATTATCAACTCCTGCTGTTTCCCCTAAATCTTGATAAGTTCTGCCATATAACTTGCTATTAAAAAATTGTTCTAAAGCCTGTGTGACCCTTGAAGTCCCTGTAGGCAAATATAAAGGATTTACTATAGTTCTCCCTCCTATATGAAACCTTTCTTGTCTTATTCTACCTTTATTATCCTCAGTACTAATCTTGCTATTACCTAAATAAGTATTTTTACCTATTTCCATAGCATTAACAATTTTATTGAGCTGTGCATAATTATTAGCCATATCAGCATAAGCTATTAGTGTACTGATAACATCTGTAGATAAATCTTCATCATTTCCATTTTTAGAATGAACATAAAATAATGGAAGCCTCATTACTTCTTCTCCATTAAATCCTTGTATACCTGTCCCATAATTAATACCATCGTCAAAACTTTTTAAAAAGTCAGATTTGCATTGCTCAAGAATAGTTCTAAAATTACCCGATGTAACATCTTTAATTCTCTCAATACCACTTTTACGTATTTTAATAGTATTAGTTAAGGTTGTTTTATTAGGTCCTAATTTTAAGTCTAATTTACCCTTAAGCTCCATCCATCTATCTAAAAATTCTCGTTGTATACCACTTAATTGGTTATAAGCAGAAGGGTAATACTTATTATTAGGAATTGTATACCATTTTCCTGTTTCAATGTCTTTTACGTTAAGTTGATGCTCTTTTAACCAAGCAGCTCTTTCTTTTGCTTTAGCTTTAGCCTCATCACTTTCTATATCAGTAATAGCTCCATATTTATCATTAAGTACTCTTATAAAGTTAGCCCTGTCTTCTACGTATGCTTGCCAATTATAAGAATAATCCTTACCATTAATTACTAAATGATTTATATAACGATGTTTTCCCTTTTCAAACATAAAATCATAGTTAGTTAAACCACGAGCTTCAAATTCTTTACCTAATGCCATAATTTCATTAGCATCATCAATAGTATCAAATCTTGCGTAACCTTTAGCCCTTTTATAAATAGCATCAAAGACATTAAGCATGGGATTAGACATGTCTGACATAGTTACAAAGTACTGTTCCATAAAACCTATGTCTTTTAAAGCAGTTTCACCACTTAAAACAGACTCTATTGATACGTTTTTTACTGCCCCTCCTTCATTAACTTTAACATAGTCACCGATTATAGGCTTTAAAAATTTAATAAATTCTTGCATTGCAGTATTACTAAAAGTATTGTCCAATTGTTTGTAAAGTCTTCTAGTAGCAGAAACACTATCTTGTAAAGCTGCTTTCGTATCTTTTAAACCGCCTGTTTTATCCCCTGATAGTTTTTTATAATTAAATTTCATAGATCTATCCTGTAAAGGGATAACAGTTTCCATATAAGGGAAAGCCTCTTTGAATTCCTCCCCATTTACTAAAAGTTGATTATCTTTTGTTCCATTATATCCATCTACTTTTTTATTTCTTTCAGTATAAATTGCTGTTCCCCCATCCCCTTTAGGTTTAGGATAACTGACTTTAATTGGGATGATACTAGTACTTTTTACTTTAATTCCATATTGTTGTTCTATAAAAGCTTTATAAAGTGAAAGTTGCTTTTCCCATTTAATAATATGCTGTTTATTAACCTTATCAGCACGATGGGTTTTCATATCATAAATATGCCAATTACCATGCTTATCATAGCCAATTAAGTCCAAAGTACCTGCAACTCTTACATTGTGTATCTTACCATTACTATCCATAACTTTAACTATACCCGATACTGTTACATCTCTAGGTATAATGGTGATACCTTCTTTAGCTAATTTCTTTTTAAATCTAACAAGCTGATGAACAAACTTAGTAAGTTGCTCCTTAGACGCATTAGGATAAACCTCGTCTAAATGCTTATCCCCATCTACAAGGTATTCTTTAGCATCTGAATCCCAATCAAATCTATCTGAAAAAAAGTCACGTACTAATTCATCAAATCCAGTACCTATATTAGTTGAAGGTGTTTTATAAGGAGAATTCTCATCAAATTTAGATGATAAAGTAGCTGTATATTCATCAGTGTTTATAAGTTCTGTAACTCTTAAAAACTTCTCCCCTGTTTTAGTATTAACGTAGTACTTTTTGTCTTCAGAAAGTTTATACTTTTGAGAATTGTCTACAATAGCTTCTGCTTTATTTTTGGTACTTAGTTTTTCAGTGTCTAATTGATTATTTTTATCAAACTCTTCTTCTGAAGGGGCTTCATACTCCTCAATATCTGATTTGTTAGCCTCTGCTAAGAATTTTTGTTTTTCTACATCTTCATCTTGTAAGTAAGCTTCTGTAGTAACTGTTTCTAAATTATCTAAAGGTTTAGCAAACTGTCTAAGTTTACTAAACACATTTGCTAAAATAGTAAACTTATCTTCTGTGTCATAATTATCTATAATTTGTAATTGTTCATAATACCTTTCAAGGTCAGTTGTAGCTAAATCTAAAAATGAAGCTATTGCATCTAGAGTTTCACCTGCTTCAAGTTTTTCTGTAATCACTTTAGAAGCTTCTTCTGCAAATTGTCTAGCTTTTGACTTTTCTGTAAAATCATCTCTATCTATAAGATTTTGTGTTAAAGCGGCTTGTTTAAAGTTAGAATCTCTAAGTTCACGTAAGACTTTAGTCTGTGCTTGTACATGTTTAGAAAGAGCATTAAAAGAAGCAAGTCTCTGAGCTTTAGCTTTTCTTTCATTAGTAATTTTTAATTTACCCCCTAACACATCTTTAGCAAAAGAACTTAAGTTACCCTCAGTACTAAGTAACTCTCTTTCCATAGAAAAAGGATTTATTTTCTTGAAGATACTCTTTATAAAATTAAATATTCTAGTAAACAGAGGTAACGAAGTAGAAGATGTATCTAATTCATTAGCAACTGCCTGTCTTAACATTTTACCTAAAGCTTCTTCTGCTATTAATGTTTCATTACCATTTTGGTAGTCTGCAACAGCTTCATATTCATCTCCTAATATTTTTCTAGCATTTGCTTCTTTAGATAAAGTTCCTATTCCTCTTTGTATTAGGGGATGATCCCTAAACAGACCTATTAATAAGTGTGACACTTCTTCAGAAATAGCATAGTGACCTTCCATATTATTAGCAACCCTAACTACATCTAACAACTCTTTTGCAGTGTTCTGTAAATGTGCAAAATTAGTCTCTCCAACTCTACCAGCAGCTGTTTCAATAGCATTGAGCTGACCTAAAGTAATACCTGTTCCTTCTAAAAGAGACACCAGTGTATTATTTAAGTTTTGTATCTTTTCTTGATAAAATGCTATATCCTCATTAGCTTTAGTTCTTGGCACTACTCTAAGAGTGATTTTACCCTCTTTATCATAATCCACATAACTTACTTCTTCTTTATGATTACTATTAAATTCTTTCATTTGTCTATTAAGAACTTGTACGTTATATAGATTATCTTCCAAATGGGGTTGCCCTTTACTCATTATTTTAGAAGTATTTTCATCTCCTATATACCTTTGAATAGTTTTACAGTGTATAATGCTATCTAAAGTAGCCATACCTTCCGAATCTAATTCAAGATTATGTTTATTTTGAAATTTTATATTATTAGAGGCGTTAAAAACGCTAGCAGCTAAAGAGTGCCCTAAAGCACCCTTTAACTCTCTAAACGTTTTCTTGCCTTTTTTTGGTATAAAAACGCAAGCTTTGCTCATATTATTTTATTTAAATATTTTTTATTTACATATTCTATTTTCAGGATCTTGAGGGCCTTCTTCCTCTGCTTCGTGTACTTCAGCTATTGCCTCTTGTTGTGCCCTTTCTTCCGCAGCACTAATAGAAGTATAATTCTCTTCTAAATCGGTACTATCAGCATTATTAGCAGAAGTTATTTGTTCTTCATCTTCCCTCGCTTCAATACCATTAATACTTAATATCTCTCCTCTTTCACTATCAGCTTTATCCGCAGAAGTCACCTCATCTTCTCTTGCTTCTGCTCCATTAATAGAAAATGAATCTTCTGCTCTAGCATCAGCACCGTCAAAACCTGCCATTTCGGTATCATTATCAGCTCTATCTGCAGAAACTCCTTCTTCTTCAGCATCTAATCTATCAATTAATCTCTTTGTAGAGTCACTTAATTCATCCTCTCCATCAAGGCGATCAATAAGTTTTTTTGTAGCATCATCTAAGTCGGTTTCCCCTTCTGCTCCCACACCTGTAGCAGCTTCTCCAGAAGTAGCTAAAGAAGCTTCTGCGGGATTAAGTGCTTTAGATTCTGCTGCTTCTTTATTTGATAAAGAACTATCTATTGTAGAGTATAAATCACTTAAAGCCTCACTTAAATATTTATAAAGAACAGGAGTTCTCTCTTCTGAAATATTTGCGATTCTAGTATTAAATATATTTGGTATTTTTACTTGATTATATTTATTAGTACTCCAAGCCTTTTTAATGGCCTCTATTTCACCATTAATTACTTCTTGGAATTCTTTAATATCAGCATCTGTCCAATTACCTGTTTTACCTTTAGCTCCTTCATGATACCATCTTTGAGTGCTTAAAGGCATTGCATTTGGAAGTCCCCTTAAAGTAGCAGTAGTACTTTTTTCTGAATAATATAGTGGTATATATTTTCCTGTTTCTTCATCTTTAACTGCATATTTTTTAAAATACCAAGAATCAGAATCTACTCTTTTACTGCCTGAACTTCTGTCTGTATTATCTGTAAAGATATAAAGGGTCTGGCTATCTTTAGCTGCAGTTTCTCTATTAAAAGAGTCAGTAGTATTTATTTTAATAATATTAGAACCCTTATAATTTACAACATCTTTACTGTTTTTAAAAGAAGTTGTTGTTATTTTTCCATAGTCTTTTAGTTGTGTTAAATCACTAAAAAACTCCTCTAATGAAACACCTCTTTTATAATAAGGTGCATATCTTACAGTTTCATTACCAAATAAATCTTTAGCTGACATACTTGTCTTATTAAAGGGAACTTCTTCATATAATGCACCATTTGTCCAAGTGACAGCAGTAGATCCTTTTGTGTGTTCAGGAACATACATATAAACATGTCCTCCTCTAGATAAGAATTTTTTAGGACGCCCTGATTCAGTTAAATATTTACCTCGCTTATTAAATAAAGCTGTTTTTTTAATTTTTATTCTGGCTCTGCCATTATCTTCATTCTTTGCAACTTTTTCAAAATGTCCTTTAGATGTTATTCTTGTTATAGCATCATAATTATTAAGCATAAACTGATCAACATAACTATTAATCATAACATCGTCTGCATCTAACCATTCATTAGTGCCTTTATTTAAGGCATCTACAAAGGTAGGCATTTTCTGTTGAATAGCAGTAGTTATAAAATTAGCTAAATTAGAATGACCATAATTAAATCCGCTACTGTAATAACAGTACATTATTAAGTCAAATCCTAAATTACTGATTTTATTATCTTCATTAAAGAAAATAGAGTTAAATTCCTCCATCATACTTTGACGCACTTGAATTGTAGTTTTACTTGAAGATTCTTTTATCGTAATACCTTTACCACTAGCATTGTTTATTTTCTTAATAAAACTCATTTCTCTTAATTGAGGATACAAGTATTCTCCTTCTTCATTTTTTTGATTAATAAAATCTTGAAATTTTACTGGGAAATCATGAATATAATAATTGCGCTGATCTATTTGAGAAACGGAGTTACCCTTAGCATCTTTTGTATCTGCAAATATAGAATTTTTAGATAATAAGAATGTGGTCAATTCAGCACAAAATCTTTTAAGTCTATTAGTTTGCGAAGCATATGCCATATTTGTACCCATCATATTTTGTAGTTTCAATATTGCTTTAAGAGTGGTATTATTTAAATAGGGAAGGTATTGTCCCACCTGTTGTCTTCCGCCTACTATACCTAAAGTATAAGCAGCTTGTAATCTGGGAATGGGAGATTTAAGTATTGCTTGTCTTAATTCACTTTGAGACATTTTTGAAGGGTCTAAAGAAGTATTTACTGCCTTATCCAAATTAATAATACTGAAAGAATCTGAATTAAGCTTTTCAACAAACTGTGCTACAGCTAATTGTTGCTGTAATACTTCAGCAACTGAAGTAGGGAGTGCATTATTAACAGAGTCGGATTTGGCAACTACTTGTACTGATTTTAAATCAGAAGTGATTTGTTTAAGATTATTATACCAACTTGCATATTTCATTGCAAATGCTTGATTAGCAGGGTTATCTACAAATTGTTCTGGGTTCATTCTGAATTCTGCTAATTTATCTACAACCTCAGCAATATCCCCACCAAACATTTTAAAAGAATATTTTTTTCTATCAGTATTAACAACTTGTTTATAAAGATCTTCCCCAACAGCGACTAAATCCTCACTTTTAAGTATAACACCTATAGAAGAAATATCAAAGCCTAATCTTGCCATACCACCAGCAAATCCCATATTCTGCAAGTTTACACCCATATAACCAAGGCAGGGAGTTTTACCATTATCAGGGGCAGCAGCTTGAAACTCTGCACAAGTTCTGCCAACTCTTTCTTTAGTTAATTCAGACAATTGAGCATCAACTTTGGTCACTTTTTTAGGATGTGCCATTCCTAATAATTTTATATTAAATTGATTAGCTTCTTTAATACTTAAATTTAAAAATTGGAATTTGTAGTGGAAAGATGAATTGATAGCAGAAGCACCAATTAAAGCATTTCCATCCATTAAGTTTCTATGATTACTCATATAGTTCATAATAGAGAGGGGATCAGAAACACCACTATATTCATCAAAAAATTCATCAAGTGCTTCTTGTGACATAGTATGCATTGTTGCTAAAATGCCTTTTTCTTTGATTTCTTTAGCATATCTTTTTGTAAATTCTGTAAGAGCTGTAACATTATTAAGTATTTTTTGTTCTGCAGCACTTTGTTTAATACTAGAAAAGTCTCCTGGATAAAAGGCTAACCTACTTCCTTCGGGAGAAGTCATGATACCCCAAATAATATCAATTAATGCATTGTTTCTAATACTATATCTTTTAAAGCTATTTTGTTGATTTGCCATTTGAGAGGTAGCTTCCACATCAAAATTTCCATTTTCATCAAATTGCTCTTTTATTTTAAGAGCACTCATTTTAGATAGGGGGTTACCATTTAGATTATAGTATAAATTATTATAAGCTGTTGCATCTTTTGCATACATTTCATCTAAAAAAGCATGGTAAGTATCTTGATGTTCATCCTCAAAAGCATTCATCTCATCAAATGTATGCTCATATTTATTTACAAATTTAGCCTCATCTATAAAACGTTCATCATTTTGCCATTCTTTACCATAATGTTGGGTCATATACTCATCAAAAGCCATATTCATCTTTTTACCTGCATCAGATGTCTCATATTCTCTAAGCATTAAGAATAATTTATCAATATCAAAGTCAGTACCTGACATAGTAATAATATCACTAGGTAACATAATCATTGATCCTGCAGTAAGGGGTAAAAAGCCTTTTATTTTAATGGGCATAATAGAATATTTATCCTCTGTAGGAATACGATACCCTATTATTTTAAGTAAATTCTCATCAAAAAGACCGGCTTTAACTGCTTGTTCTACTTTTTTATAATCAATAGTCCATACTTCACCATCTTCTGTAATTTTACTTTCCAAGAAATTTTGATACATATCTTTTGCATAAAACGGCATATAACATTCTATGTATTCAATACCTTGTTTTGCATCATTATTATTATATTTAATGTGTAATTGATCACTTACTCCATAGTTAGATACCAATACTGCATTACCCCCCTTAATTTTTTGTCTTGTTACATTATTTTTATAAGCAGAAAGTAATAAATCTTCTACTTTATTTGTAAGAGAAGGACTATTTAGAGGTATATTAAAATTACCATTCTCATCTAATTCAAAAGCTGCTTTGATGTCAGGACTATATTTAGGGTTATTAGCTGCCATTTCCTGAAGATATTCGCTTAAAGCTTTAGGACTTGCAAATCTCTTATTAATCTTAGCAAATGAATCTAACATTTGATCTGTTATCAATGCATTATAATATTTTATAGCAGTATCCCTATCCATAGTAGTTCCATTAATGGTCACTTGAAATGCTTCTGAAAGATCTGCAGGAATAATATTTCTAAGCTGAGAACCAAAAATTGCTACATTATCTAACATATGATCCTCAGTAGGCTGCATTACCATGTAATCACTCAAGGGGGTTTCATGAAAGGCATCACTTATTTCCTCATCATTTTCATTAACAGTACTACTCATTTGAGATAATTGTGTTTCTAAAGCATCGTAAACTTCTTTTTCAGTTTGGTACCTTTCTTTTTGTACAATATTATTATATTCTTCTTGGGTAATTCTACCTGCATCTAGATTTTTTACAGCTTCTGAAATAATTTTTTCTGATGCTTCTCCATTTTTATAATTTATGTCAAACATAGAATTGCATCCTATTTTAACAGCAGAGTGGAATTGCACAATATCCACATTATGTTCATTCATAAATTTATGAAGACCTCTAAGATAGGGGGCCTGTTGGAGTTGTGTACCTAAAGCAGTTAATAAACCTGTCATTAAATACTCTGAATTTTTATATTGCAGATTAATTCTTTCTGTTCTACCATTTACTACTCTACTTTCATGAGTATACACAAAAGGTTTCATAGCATTCCACAAAACAATAAAGTCTTTTGATTTAAGTTGACCTTGCATAATTCTGTTGTAGGCATCTTCCATTTCATCTGTCCATTTTCCCCCTAATGCCTTTAATAATCTTCTTAAAGAAGGCAGAGTTCTAAATGCCTGTCCATCAGTTTCACAAGTACCTGCTTTCCATATAGCAATAGTTCTATTAATAATACCCCTTGTTGCAGTATCAATATCGGGTTGAGAAAATAGTAACTCTTTAATGGCAATAAAATCATTTACTAAACAGGTAGAATCTTCAAGGAAGATGGCTCTATCTTTCATTTCATTACCATTTTCATCAGTAGACCACATACGTTGTCCTGCACTATAACTTTGTTTATTTCTTTTGATAAAATCTTGCAAGTTTTTATATTGAGCTAAATCACCTCCGAACAGTTCTATAAGCTGGGATTGCATATAATAATCATTATAGAAAAACTCTTTTAATTCTTCCTGATATTGCTTTTTTTCAGCTTCCCAAGCTTCTGAAGACGAGATTTTATTTTCATCTTTTTCAGTAGAAGTATCATCTAATTCATTTGTATTATCAGTTGAATCTTCCTCTTGTTTTACTTTAGTTGCACTTTCGTCTTGTTGTTGTAATTGTTCTTTAATCCTATGAAGGTTTACCAACTGATCATCGGTAAAAGATTGTATAAATTCATTAGCTCTTTTTTCTACTATTTTTTCAGCTTCCTCTTGAAAGAATTTATCAATCTTTACTGCAGAACCTGTTTGTAAAGCATCTTCATATCTTTTCATAAAGGCGTTTTTACGCTCTTTGACTCCCTCTGAATTAGATACTTCTAACTCTGAGAAAAATAGGAATTTTCCAGAATTGTTCCTTTTATCATTATAGTTTTCTACAATAACTCCTGTTTTTCCTTTATTTTTAGCAGCTCTACTAGCAATAATTCTTTCAGTTTCTTGCTTTAATACTTTAGCTAATCTTTTTATAATTTTTTCTTGATAGGTACTATCACTAGTAGTGGTATATCTTGGTGCAGTTATAGTAACTAATGCATCTACATCAGATAATAAAGCAGTTCTATATAATCCATAATTGTTGCCTTCACTATCACTTCTTTGAGACCAAAATGCAGAGATTAGCCCTTCTAACATTTTCTCATCAGACACATTTTGAATCGTATTATCATCTGCCCTTTCTTGGGTACCTATACCTAAAATATTATAAAAATTAAAGCGTTTTCTTAATCCTGGGTTCATTACTAATTCTTTTAGCAGGGGAAGATTCCACTCCCCCCTATGCTTAAAGAAATCATATTTACCATATTCATTTTCTAACCATTCTTCTAATTCATTTTGAGATAGCGTTTGAATAGCTGTGCAAAATCGGCTGATAAAATCAGGGGGACAATAGCTATTTCGCTGCTTGCCATTAAAAGAAAAATTACTCTCTGAAAATCCTTCATCTATAATAGGCAAAGATTTAGCAATTTGAGTATAGACCCCATTAAAAGCACTTACTAAGTGTTGTCCCTCTCTAAAACCCTTACCATATTTAGTATTTGTAATAATATCAATACTTGACCAAATATTGCTTAAATTTTTGCCCATTTCAGGTGTGAAAATGCTTCTAAAGGCATCCAACTCACTAACAGTCTCTTCTGATGCCTCTTGCATTTCTACTCTTTTTGCAGCTAATGTTTCTGCTGTTATGTAAGGTAAAATTTCATTTAGATTAATATAGCTAGTATCAATACCTATATTATTAAGGAATGAAAATAAAGAATACTTTTTACCTT